AAAGATTCTTGTGATGGATTCTTTTCAGCGAGTTCTACAAAGCGAGCACCTTGTAGATTGTTAAGGGCTTTTACCATAACGGTAGCTCCCTCTTTGCGATAGTCTAAGTAAGCCTTGAATGCTGCTATTGTTACAGGGCCTATTTGGCCATCCACAAATATGTCAGCATACTTTGAGCCTTGCTGATTCATCACATTCAGAAGACGCTGGAAGTAAGTAGAAGCAGTAGCTGGGCCCATAAGAACACCAGTATCTATCAGCTCTTCTGCGGTAGCCTCACTTAGGGTAGCTACCTTATCGAAGCCAGGGTTAATAATATAGCGAAGTCTGTAGATCTTCTCAGCTATGGTACGAGGAAGATCTTTCATATCCCCCATGTAACCATTGAGCCTTGCAGTAGCTTGGGTTATCCCGAAGTTAGTAGGACCCCCGCGGTCAGCAGGATGATTAACATAGCCGCCTTCGTTGAGAATAATGGAGTTGATTGTAGTTTGATAGTTCATAAGGATTCTTAAATGTATTGCCCACCAGTTTCAGTAGTACCAGCAACATTCCCGGGAAAGTATGTTGTAGCCGCGCCATTAGTAAAGCATACGCTATTTTTGCTAAGCATATAGCGTTTACCCGTAGCAGATCCGCTAAAGGCCATAGAGTACATCTCGAACATGCCACAGGCTCTGTCCGCAAATAAGAAACCCCAGGAGAAAGCGGGTGTGCCCGTAAGTGTCAGCGTACGATTAGCAAGTTGGATATAACCTCCATTAGTAGCATAAGCATGGGCAAGGGCGGCTCCTGATATTGCATAATTGCTGGCAGCTACTATCCTCCCACCCCTCTCTGCCCATAGATGCACAGAAGAAGAAGCCCCAAAGTTAAGATTCCCAAAGTCAATATAAGAATAACCCTCGGATCTTATACAGTAGTTACCGGCATTGGAGACCTTAAAATCTCTGAGCTTCCAGTAGCCACTATCTAGTCCTACGATATTCCCTGTTATATTCACATTGGCAGGAGTTGTAAGATTTCCCTGCAGGATAGAAGCTAAATTTCCAATAATCCTACGTAAGGCTATAGTAGCTGCATAAGTACCATCAGCTACTTGAATAGTTACTTGATAAATACCTACATCAAGCGTGGCAGATATAACATCCACAGCCTTCTGAATAGTAAGGAATGGTGTTCCTACTGTCAGACCATCTGCACTATCTGAGCCAGTAGTTGCTACGTAGTAAGTTCTAGCTGCTGTAAGGATTTCCCTGCCAGTAACAGGAGGAGCTACCCATTGTGCATTGTAGTTCGTGGCATCTATCTTAGAAAGAACTTGCCCCGCAGTACCTCCTACTGGTAGACCATTAGAAGCTGCAGGAGCATCTATCCATGCTGTGTCATTATCTGCTGCAGAGACTTTAGCCAGAATCTGGTCAGTAGCTCCACCAGCAGGAACTCCTAAGCCATTAGTACCATTAGTTCCGTTTGTCCCGTTAATACCATTAGTACCATCAGTACCATTAAGATCCACACCAGCAGGCCATACTCCAGCAGCCTTAGGGCCATAGATAAAGAAGGTAGCAGTATTGATATAAAAGTCCCCATCCTCTCCTTCAGTTGTAGGAGCTACTACTCCATTGAGTATAGAGGAGCCATTAAGGCCAGGATCTCCTTGGATACCTTTAATATCCACCCCTGCCGGCCAAGCTCCTGCTGCTTTGGGGCCATGGATCTTACTAAGCACAGTGTTAATATAGAAGTCCCCATCTACACCCTCTGTAGTAGGGGCAACTATGCCATTAAGGATAGTAAAGCCAGGCTCTCCCTGCGGCCCGATCACACCTAAGGCAGTTATCCACGTAGGAATGGCATGATCAGCTAGGAAGAAGAACTCCATAGTATCCAACTGCCAGCAGAGTTTACCCCTGTCAGCGGCAGTAAGAACTAGAGCAGCCCTAGCAGCTGCATTATCTACTTCCCAGTTATGGATGTAATGGATATTACCGATTGGTATATTCTTGTGGAGCATAGTGTTCTTTCAAATTAATCAAAGCCAAGGCAATCAACAGAGGTTACTGCCGGATAGTACCAGTTCCCTGTAGGATTAGGAATATCAGAGATATAGTGAATGTACTTAGTATCTGATATATTCTTAACCCCTGAAGGTAGATACGTAATCTGCACATTCTTAGGAGGTTCAAATCTTCTAGCTAGGTTGGTACAATGGTTGACCACGGCAAATACACCCGGTGAAGTTTCTTCCATACCCTCCGCAGGGTACCAGATCGCAGTAGATACAACAGTCCAGGTAATTCCTTTATCCACTGACTTATGCACATACCTAGTAATAAAGTTACCCCACCCAGTATAAGGGCCAGGGTTAAGATTAGGCCATTCCATTGCTATCTGCATATACATCAGGTTAGCATTTATCTCAATGAGAGAAGGTACAATGCTAGCTTGAGAGGCATCCCGGAGTCTTGGAGTATATACAGTTCCCACGATAGCAGGAGTTTCTATAGTAACCCACCAAGGAGTCCAGCCACTCAATGCATTAGGGTCTGTAGTGTAGAACAAGCCAGCTGATGGATCTTTATATACCCAGATAGCAGCCATAGGAAGCCACTCTAACATCTTAGGAGTATTAGTGCAGTTGCCAGTTAAACCCCCTGGAGTTCTCTGGCTATAAAGCATAGTAAGAGGAGCAGGCAGATTGCCTTTGAGCGTCCAGTTTATCCTATCTGTGGAATGGTAGACCCTATTACCTTCTGTGAATAGCACGAACTTAGTACCATCACAGGCTATGGCAGCAGGAAGGTAAGGCCTAGTCCACTTCTTAGCCCCTTTTGTAGGATTAGCTCCTACCACTCCTATAGTTAACTGCATCTCTGGGTTATCGTTGCGCATCTTATCTTCTACAAAGATACCTACATAGGCCCCGTCAGAAGCTCGCATAGCGATTTGCCCATACCACATAGAGATAGGAACAGTCCTAGGAGTTCTAAGTGTGAAGTTAACACCATAGTCAGCACTGTCATATATCATGAAAGTAGCTTTGGAGTCATTCCAGATATTGGTAAGAGCTGAGACAGTAGTACAGACCAGAGCATAAGGACCTGCTTCCACTACTGTCCTACGAGTATAAGCCTGAGGGACAGTTACAGTACCGGGTGGGATTACTTCTCCTACTGGAACAGTCTCACCTGTAGTGGTGTCTATTGTGGTTCCGTCAGATACGACAGGTTCCTGGGATACTTGGCCAGTGGTGACAGTAAGAGCCAGGTCGATATAGTCAAATACCTCCATGACAATATCTTCGTTTCCTGTCTCTCCAGACGTGACGATTTCCCCTAGGGCCATCAACGGCTCATATAGGGGAATCTTAGAGGGTGTTATAAACCCTGTAATAACAGTGGTATCTTCTCCTGCGGAGGGAGTAGCATCTGTTACAAATGCAGGGGTATAAGCACTCATTATTTCTTTCCTTCAATGTTCTCTATCTTACTTATGATAGCACTATCGGCTATTTGCAGAGCCACAATAGCAGAAGAGAAAGCCTTCATATCAGTATGAACACTTCCTACTATAACCAACAGAATAGCCTGGAGTACTCCTAGCACCCATGCAAAGACCTTCCATGCACCTTTCCCCTTATTGATGTACTCAGCAGTAGTTTCCATATGAGACTGGTAGGAGGACAGATGAGCTGTGAGGTCTTTCCTAATAGACTCAGTGGCTGTCGTATTCGCTACCAGATTAGAGTTAAGGCTAGTTAGAACCAGTAGTAGTGCCCTAGTACGAGCGTCATTTTCCTGTTCAAGCATTGCTGCTAGCTTATCTGCACCCATATCAGTTGCCCTTCTATTAAATTGTTCTGGTTCCATCATTCAAACCCCAGATCCTTCTCTGCGTCATCGCAGAATGCGTTGTAGTCTGTCCTAGCATAGCCCTCATGCATTCTAGCTGAGGCATCATCTCCTATGTCAGTAAAGATCTTAGCAGCTACCCGGTTAACAACCATAGGCCAGCCGGCTTCTAGCATCCAGTAGGCAGGAGCAGCATCAGTGAGCACTGGCGGGTATTGATAATAGGCAACATCAAGGTTAGCAGCTAGAGAGGTCATAGAGATCTTAATCCCTGCACCTACTATGTAGTACTTATCCTTCATGTCACAGTCTGTGCCTAGCTCTTGAGCCGTTAGCTTCTTGAGATAGGACTTAGTACCTCCTCGTTTAATGTACTTCATACGCCGGTAGCGTACAAGATCAGAGAACAGGAGTATCTGTGTATATTCTTGTGGCGTTATAGGAAGCAATTGTTCAGCCACATCCCTAGAGAAATTCTGATTTCCACTAAAGAATGTTACAGCTGCATTGACTTCCCTGCGTATGGCTAGAATCTTATCTGGCCGTTTTACAATAGCCATTACTTCAGCAACAACTTCAGTGAAATTCATTTTGTGTCCTTACAGAGCTTCTACGTAGCCGATGGATTTAGATGCAAAGTATGCCAACATCTCAGCTTCTTCTGCGTCAGCAGGAACAAAGATACCTTCTGCATTAGGAAGAACTACCAAGCCATTATGCTTGATAAGACTACGAAGGCGCAATGACTTGTAAGAGCCATCCTTCTTAGGAGCCAGCTTCTCAGCAGCTTCATCTTTTGTAACTTCTTTGGAAGAGTCTGCCTTAGCAGCAATCTTGGCCAGAATATTTGTAGCACTCATTTTGATTCCTTGGTTGTTAGGAAAAGCCCCGCTACTACCTATTGTTTGGGTAGGAGTAGCCCTAGATAATAGCGGGGTTCCCTATGATGGGGGCAAGAGATTAGGCGACGCCAGCAGTCAGGCCACTAATAACAGCACAGCTATACGGGCTGACCAGCTCCACTGCACACTCAGTAGTAAGAGAACCACCGACAGCATCAGTACCATTGGAGCCAACCTTATCACCTGCACC